TTATTGCTGCTGCAACTGGTGCTGCTGATACTGGCGTAGCTGGTGGTACTTCTGTTGCATTACCTACTGGTCAAAAAATCGCTGAAACTGGAACTGCTGGTTTAACTATCGCTAAATTAAGACAAGCAAAAGAGATTCTTGATTTAGCTAGCGTTGATCCGTCAATTCCAAGATACATCGTAGTATCTCCTAAACAGATCACAGATCTATTAGGAACTACTGAAGTAACTTCAAGCGACTTCAACACAGTAAAAGCATTGGCTCAAGGTGATTTAAGTACATTCTTAGGATTCAACTTTTGTGTATCTAACAGATTGTCAATCGCTTCAAGCAAAAGAAAATGTTTTGCTTTTGCACAAGATGGTGTTGCTCTTGCTGTAGGTAAAGACTCAACTGCAAGAATAGACGAAAGAGCTGACAAAGGTTATGCTACTCAAGTTTACTATTCTGCTGCATTCGGTTCTACTAGAATGGAAGAAGAAAAAGTTGTAGAAATACTTGCTCACGAAGCATAATAAATAGAATTTTAGGGGGTGAAAGCGAGAGTGGAAACCCCCTAAAGTGCATGAAGAAAATACAAGAATTAAAACCTGTACTACATTTTAAAAAAGATAATTATGTTTATCGATATGTATTGGTAGACAGGTTTAAAAACACAAGTAAGGTGCATCATGGTTTTGATGCAAAACTTGAAAGAACTGAGCATGAAATTTGGGGATTAGAAAAAGATAGACAGATAAGGCGAAAGTATATATTAAGGAAGTAGTATGGCATCAGTAGTAGACATTTGTAATGGAGCATTAAATCAACTTGGTGCATCAACAATCTTAACACTTACAGAAGATTCAAAAAACGCAAGACTTTGCAACGCAAGATACACACAAGTTAGAGATAGTTTATTTAGATCTCATCCCTGGAATTGTTTAATTAAAAGAGTTGAACTTGCAAAAGATACAGAAACTCCATCATGGGGTTTTAGTTATCAGTTTACTTTACCTGCAGATTGTTTGAGAGTTCTTACAATTTTAAATTATGATTATGATTACAAAGTAGAAGGTAGAAAGATTGTAGCAAATCATGGAACAGTTAAGATACAATATGTTGCAAGAATTACAGATCCTAATCAATATGATGAATTATTAAGAGAAACAATTTCTGCTGCATTAGCTGCTGATATTGCATACGCAGTAACATCATCTAATCCTGTTGCTTCTAATATGTATAATTTATTTCAAAATAAATTAAGAGAAGCTAGATTTGTAGATGCTACTGAAGGTTACAATACTAATCCAGATAATGGTCAAGCAGATGTAGTAGGAGCCTCTACTTTTATAAACTCAAGGTACTAACCTATGGCTAGAGTTGCTGTTCAATTAACGAACTTCACAGGTGGTGAACTATCCCCAAGGCTAGATGGTAGAAATGATTTACAAAAATATCCTACAGGATGTAAGACTTTAGAAAACATGATTGTGTTTCCTCATGGAAGCGCAGCAAGAAGAAGTGGTACACAGTTTGTAGCAGAAGTAAAAGATTCTACAAAAGAAACAAGATTAATTCCTTTTGAGTTTAGTACAACACAAACTTACATACTTGAGTTTGGTAATCAGTACATAAGATTTTATAAAGATGATGGTCAAATATTATCTAGTGGTTCAGCTTATGAAATATCATCACCTTATTTAGAAGCAGAACTATTTGATATTAAGTTCGCACAATCTGCTGATGTTATGTACATTTGTCATCCTAATCATGCTGCTAGAAAACTTGCTAGAACAGGTCATACCTCTTGGAGTTTAACAGAAGTTGATTTTACTGATGGACCATATATGGATGATAATATTACATCAACAACATTTACAATGTCGGCACATACAGTTGGAACTGGCAGAACTTTAACTGCTTCATCAACAACAGGTATTAATAGTAATACTGGTTTTCAAACAACAGACATTGGAAGGCTAGTTAGATTTAGAGATGGTTATGGAAAGATAACTGCAAGAACATCTACAACTGTTGTTACTGTACAAGTATTAGAAGATATGGGTTCAAGTTCTCATTCAACTGATTGGTCATTAGGTTCATTTTCAGATACTACAGGTCATCCTTCTTGCGTAACCTTCTTTGAACAAAGACTTGTTTTTGCTGCAACATTATCTCAACCACAAACAATATTTTTCTCAAAGTCTGGTGATTACGAAAACATGAATGAGAATAGAGGTGGCACTATAGCAGATGATGATGCTATTATTTATACGATTGCTTCTAACCAGGTAAATGCAATTCGTTTTATGACAGCAACAAGAACTTTAATTATTGGTACTGCAGGTGGTGAGTTTGCAGTTAGTGGGGGTGGAACTGATAATGCAATTACACCTACAAACATATTAATTAAAAAACAATCTAACAATGGAGCTGCAAATGTAGATGCTTTAGCTGTTGGTAACGCAACTATATTTTTACAAAGAGCAAAAAGAAAACTAAGAGAACTAGCATACAACTTTGATGTAGATGGTTATGTTGCTCCAGACTTAACTATCCTTGCAGAACATATTTCAGAAACTGGATTCAAACAATTATCGTATCAACAAGAACCTAATCAAGTTATATGGTGCGCAAGAAACGATGGTCAGTTAGTTGGTTTAACTTATCAAAGAGAACAACAGGTAGTTGCTTTTCATAGACATATATTTGGTGGAACATTTGGAAGTGGTAATGCAGTTTGTGAAAGTGTTGCAACAATTCCAACAGATGATTCTGAATATCAAACATGGGTAATTGTAAAAAGAACAATTAATGGTGCAACAAAAAGATATGTAGAATTTATTCATCAATATGATTTTGATGAAACAGATGATACATCATTTAATTTTTTAGATTCACAATTATCTTATAGTGGATCTGCAGTTACAACTATATCTGGTCTTGCTCATCTTGAGGGTCAAACTGTATCTATCTTAGCAGATGGTGCAACACATCCAAACAAAGTTGTAAGTTCTGGAGAGATAACATTAGAAAGATCTGCAACTAAAGTTAAAATTGGATTAAGCTACACATCTTTATTACAAACAATGAGAATAGATGCTGGTGCGCAGAATGGTACATCACAAAGTAAAACTAAAAGAATCTATGAGATTACTGCTAGACTTTACGAAAGCATTGGTGTGGAGATTGGTCCAGATCTAGATAACATGGAACGAATACCATTTAGATCTTCAGCTAACGCAATGGATAGTGGTATCAATGTATTTACAGGAGATAAAGAAATAGAGTTTAGAGGTAACTATGAGACAGATGGTTTTATATTTGTAAGACAAAATCAACCTTTACCTTTGACGATACTATCTTTATATCCTAAACTTCAAACTAACGATGGATAGAATATTAAACATAGTATCATACAAAGGAGAACACGGAGCATACATTATGAAGCAACAGATGAATCATACATTAATGGATAAGGATATGGAGTTTGATGGTAATGCAAAAAACCTAGAACAAGATAACTTAGCATTTACAGGTATGATTGATGGTAAACCTGTCTTTGCTGCAGGTATGAAAATTATTTGGAATGGTGTTGCAGAAGGTTGGGTGTTAGCTACTAAAGATGCTTTAGATCATCCTTTGCTAGTCGCAAAAGCAATCAGAAAAGATTTCGCAAGGATTGCTAAAGAAAATAATATCAATCGAGTTCAAACTGCTGTAAGAGCAAACTATACAACTGGTTTAAAATTTGCTAAATGGTTAGGTTTAGAGGAAGAAGGATTAATGAAAAAATTTGGCTTTGATGGTTCAGATCAATATATGTATGCGAGGTTATTTTAATGGGATGGCAAATGGCAGCAACAGCAGTAATAGGTGCAGCAACAGCTAAACAACAAGGTAAGATTGGAAAATTTAATCAAGCAGTTAGTGAACGTAATGCTAAAGTAGCAGAAGCAGAAGCAGCACAAATAGAAAAAAAAACTGAATTTGATATTGCTAGATTTGATGAGTCTTATCAAAAATTAGTAGGTCAAGCAGAAGTAGCTTTTGCTAAATCTGGTGTTGTTTCTGGAACAGGCACAGCATATAGAATAGCTGCAGCAAATGCTAAAGAGAAGTATATGCAAGAAAACATTATGAGATACAATTCTAAAGTTGCTCAATCTAAAAAAATTGAAGAAGCAAACTTTGCAAAAATCTCTGGTCAAATGGCTAGAGAACAATCTAGACTTGCACAAATAAAAACAATAGGATCTACTGGAACAAGTTTACTTAATATGGGTAATTTTGGTGGTGGTCAATCTTACAACAAAATTTATACTGGTTTTGGTCAAAGTGGATATGGTAGAGATCGTGGAGATATAATGTAATGCCAAAGATACCTACATTTACAACTGAAGCAACAATAACAGGTGAAGTCGGATCTGTTAAATCTAATATTCAAATGAGTCTTGATCAAACAATTGGATCTGCTTTAGCACCTGTAACAAAAGAAATTGTACAACACGCAGTTAAGAAAAAAGATTTTGAAAATAAAACAGAAGCATTAAGATTAGAAAATGATTTTATTAGAGATATGCAAGACGTTTATACTGAAGCAGGAAATTTAGAAAATGATGATCAAGCACAATCTATTGTTAAAAACAAATCAAATATGTTGATACAAAAATATTCTGGTCTAGCAACCAATAATAATTCTAGAACTTTATTTAATCAATATGCTTTATCTGAGGTTCAAAAAGGAATTTTTAGAACAAGTACAGCAGTTGAAAAAAATACTTTAATTAGATTAGAGACATTGGTTAATGAAAAAAAAGAAAGATTAATGGTAACTGCTATAGATACTAGTGGTGGATTTGATTATCAAGTTTTACAACAAGATTTAGAAAATTTATACACAAGTCATTATAAAGGAAAAGTATCTGATGCAGTTTTAGGTAGTATGGTTGCAGGAATACCTAATGAAATAAAATTTTTAGAAGCAGAAAAAATGATTTCTAATACTCCTAGAGAAGCGTTAAAAATGTTAAAAAATGAAAATGATTTTGTAGGATTAAATTATAAATCAAGAATACAATTAATAGATAAAGCTAAAAAAACTTTAGTACCTTTAATTAATGCAAAATGGGAATCTCATGTTGAACAAATAAATGATGGTCAAGATGTTGAACCTTTTGATTTAGAATTAGTAGCAGAAGTTCTTCCAGAAGAAACTGCAAATGCAATGATACAACAAGAAAGTATTTTTAGAGATACTGCAGATAATGTAAAAATTATTCATAGATCACATGAAAAAGATGTTTATGAAGTTGCGCAAGGTTTTATTGATGAAGCAAAAGAAATGCATCTTTATGATAAAGCAAAAGATATTAAAAAATTTTATGACAAAATTGTAGCACAAAGATCAGAAGATATAAAAAGTGATCCTGTAGAATATACTATTAGAACTAGTCCAGATATTAAAAATTTAGTACAAAAATTAGAAAGTGAACAAAATCCAGATATAGCTGCAAGTCTTTCTAAAGAAATTGCTGTTAGTATAATGGAATATCAAACTAATAATCTTGGTATTAAAAAAACTAATCAAAAAGTAATGACAAACTCTGCGTCAAAACAGTTTATAAGTGAATACAAACAAGCAGCTAAAGATAAAAATGTTAATTTACAAGAAGCTATGCTTCAAGGTTTAGTAACAAAATATGGTGATTTAGAAGATGAAGCGTTAGCGCAATTAACTCTTGATGGATTACCAACAGGTGCAAGAATGATAAGCGCCGGTTTTGCAACTAAAGAAGATAAAATGAAATTTTTAAGTCTTGATGATCCAGAAATAGTAAAAAATTTAACACAAAATTTAAAAGATATGGGTGATACCGATGTAAGTTTTCAAAAAATGAGAACAGCAATTAGACAAAATGGAGAGTTTAAAGATCTTGAAAATATTATTAGAAGAAATGTTCCTTTTGATCCTAGTGATGAAATTCCTATAATTGAAGATGTTGTTGAATTTTTAGCAAAATATGGATCCAATGAATTTTTAAATGGTGATGTAAAAACTTTTAATGCAGCTGCAGAAGTTGCTGTAAATTTTTTTACTAAAAATTTTGACATAGAAGATACTTATTATTATGAAAAAACTTTTATAGATTCTACTACAGGTAAAAAGATAGTTCCTAAAAAAATAGAAAGAAATAAGCAAATGATGGAACTTATTAAAAACAATTATTTGTCACAACTTGATTTAAAAAGTTTTAGTTCTAAAAAAGAAAATATTACAAATGCAGAACTTACAGAAAAAATGCAATATAACATGAGAGAAAATGGGGAATGGAGAAACTCACCAGATGGTAAGGGTTTTGTTTTTGGTATTGTATTAAGTGGAAATAGTTTTGGTTTAGTTGAAGATAAAAATGGAGATCCATTATATTTTCCAAAAGATTATGATGATGATACAATTCCTGGAAGTAATATTGTTGTTGACTTTGATATTGAAACTAAAAAACAAAAATCTAGAGGATACCTTGGTTTACAAGAAAAAATGAATAAAAAAGATTTTGCTCTTGGGAAAAGACCAAGTGAAGTTCCAGAAGAAGCATTTACAGATATAATTAAATAACATGGCAAATTTTACTTTTGGTTTAAATGTAAATGAAACAGCTCAAGAGTTTGGTTATGATCAATACAAAACTTCTTTTGGTGAAGCATTAGGTGCTACTTACGAAGAGACTATAAATTTTAATCCGGCATACAGATTATATAAAAGTTATCAAATTTCGGATGCTAAAAATCAATCAGAGGAAGAAGGTATAGAGCCAGTTAGTAAACAAGAATTAAATAAAAAGTATTCAGATTTAGGTTTGTATTTTGAAAATGATGAATATCAATCTGTTGTTGATATTATGGTTGATCAAAAAAAAGAAGAAAGAGAAAGACAAAGTATACTAGAGCGTGGACCACAAGGTTCTTGGAATCCTTTATCTGGTGGTTTTTATGTGGGTGCTGCAAAGTTAGCAGTAGGTATTGGTGGCAGTTTTCTTGATCCTATAAATATTGGAGCATCTTTTATCCCTGTATTTGGTCAAGCAAGATTTGCTGCATTAGCAGCTAGAACAACTTTACCAAAAGCTAGAGCAATAAGAGGTGCAGTTGAGGGATCTTTTGGTGCAGCTATTGTTGAACCTATTGTTTATAGTTCTGCAAAACAAATACAAGCAGATTATGGTATAGTAGATAGTTTTATGAATATTGGATTTGGTACTATTCTTGGTACTGGACTTCATGTAGGTGCAGGTAAATTAAAAGATGTTAGAACTGCTAGAAAGTTTCAAGAACAATTAATTAAAAATAAAAAAGACTTAGATGCAGGTACAGGTGGAGAACCAGAATTAAATTTATATAAACAGTATTATCCAGAAAATAGTGACATCATGATGAAATTAGAAAAAACAGATCCTAGAACTAGAGAACTATTATTGAAAAAAGCTATAGGTGATGTTATGCAAGAAAACCCTGTAGATGTAACTGGTGTTGCTAATGCAGACGCAACTCTTCGTACCAACAAAGCAGAAGCACCTACAACTAAAATTGAACCAACAAAAAAAATAACTACTGATGAAATAGAATTACAAAATTTTAATAAAAAAATAATCAATAAAGACTCAAAAGCATTAGAAGCAGACACCCCTATTATGGAACAAAGATTATTAGAGTTAAGAAACAAACAAACTGAAAAAGGTTTAAACTATGAACTTAAATCTAAACCCGAAGAACAAACAGTTCAGTCTACAAAAACTGATTTAGATGCAGTAAAAAATAGAGAAAAAGATTTAGTTGATACTGCTGCAGATTTTATTAATTGTATTAATGGTAGGTAATAATGTCTAAAAATGTATGTATAACAAGATTAAATAATTTATTGCGAGACTCTTCTTTTACTAATGTAAAAAAAGAAGAGATTATGAATAGCGTTAAACAAGCTATGGCAGAAAGAAGGCTTACTCGTATTGATAAAATTAATGTAGATGAAATAGCTAAAGATGCTGCATCAAAAATAAAAGCACAAAAAATAATAGATAGAGCCAATGCTCTTAATGATGAAATTATTGCAAGAAAAGAAATAGAATTTATTTTAGATAATTACAAGGGTGTTGAGCAAGAAGGTTTATTAGCATTACTAGTTGGATCAAGTGAAATAAGAGCAGGTGCAAGAAACTCTGTAGCAAATTTACAAGATACTGTTCAAGCTAATTTAATTAATTCTTTTAAACAAAAACTTCGTAAAGCAGGATTAGAAAAAATTTTTACTGATGCAGATCTTCCTACACAAAAAAGAATAGCACAAGTTATGGAAGAAGCAGGAGCAGAACAAACTGAAATAGAAAAAAGAGCAGGTATTAAACCACCTATTACAGAAACTAATGCAGATATAAAAAGAATAGGAATATTATTAGAAGAACACTCTGAAGCAATAAGAATCATGTTAAATGATAGAGGAGCGAACATACCTAAACTCTGGGGTTGGGTTGTTAAACATAGTCATGATCAATTTAATGTTAGAAATGCTGCCGAAACTTTAGGAATAAAAATAGATGAGATAGAAGCAGACGTAGATATGAAAGGCAAAGATATAAATTATAACAAAAATTATAAAGCGTGGAGAAACTTTGTAGAACCAAAACTAGATCAAAGAACTTTTGATACAGTAGAAAATATAGATGAATTTATGGCAGAAGTTTATAATTCTTTGGTTGGAAATAAAATACAAATAGCTGATGGTGTAAATGTTTTTGGTTCAAGAAGTGTAGCAAAAACAGCTAGTGGTAAAAGGGTTTTACATTTTAAAAATGCCGGAGAATGGTTTAGTTATCATGAAAAATTTGGCAATGGTAATCTTCAAGAAACATTCCTTTCTGGTTTAATGACGGCAGGAAGAAATATTGGAATGATAGATAGATTAGGTACTAATCCTAAAAAGAACTTTGAAAGTATTAGAGAAGCTATTTATGATAGTATGCAAGGAAGAGATAGAAGTAAAATTGCTAATTTTAATACGTTTCAAAAATATTGGAATGTAGTTGATGGATCTTTAAATACTGTAGAAAACTTTGCTCTTGCAAAGTATGGAGCAATAGGAAGATTAATAGGAAATATATCAAAACTAGGTGGAGCTGCAATATCTGCTGCAACTGACTTAGGTATTTATGGATCTGAAATGAAAGACCAAGGTGGTAAAACTTTACTAGGTGGTATTTCAGAAGCATTTGGTGCGCTTGCAAGAATTAAAAATACAAAACAAAAAAAAGAAATAGCAGAAATGTTAGGATTAATGCTTGACGGAACTATTCATGATACTGCAGGAAGAAATCAAGTAGGAGATAATTTAACTAGAAGAGGAACAGAAATACAAAGAACATTTTTTAAATTTAATTTACTTACTTGGTGGACCAACACACTAAAAGAAAATGCTATGTTAGGTATGGCTAATTATTATGCAAGACAAAAAAAATTACCTTACAATAAGTTAAATAAACAACTTAAATTATTATTTGAAAAGTACAACATAGATTCAAATAAATGGGATGTAATAAGAAAAACTGCTATGGAAACTGCAGATGATGGTATGGAATTTATTAACATTGGTTTATTAGATCAAGTTTCTGATGCAGATATAAAAAAAATTACAGGTATAGAAAATTTAAGTAAAAGAGAAGCGCAAATAGAAAAACAAAAATTTAAATATTCAGTATCTGGTATGATGTTAGACAGAACTTTATTTGCAGTAATTCAACCAGATGCTAGAGTTAAAGGAATAATGACACAAGGAACTTTAGCAGGTACTCCTTTGGGAGAAGCATTTAGATTTCTTGGACAATTTAAAGGTTTTCCTATTGCAATATTTAATAAAGTAATAGGTAGAGATTTAGCTTATATGAGAGCCGGACCAAATCAAGATATAGGAAGAGGTGCAAGAGGTATGGCTGCAACTATAGTTACAACCGGTTTATTAGGTTATGCTTCAATGACAGCAAAAGATTTTTTAAAAGGAAGAGAGCCAAGAGATCCGACTAAATGGAATACAGTTATGGCATCTCTATTGCAGGGTGGTGGTCTTGGTTTATATGGAGATGTTTTATTTAAAGAGCAAAGAGATGGATCTACAATTATAGCAGGTCTTGCTGGACCAGGAGCAACAACTGCAGCAGACTTATTATTAGCAATTAATTATGGTATTCGTGGAGAAGGTGGTAAAGCAGGTAAAGCAGCATATAGAGCCGTAAGTAGTAACATACCTTTTATGAATTTATTTTATATTAAAACAGTATATGATTATTTAATAGGCTTTAATATGATGGAAACAATGTCTCCAGGATCGTTAAAAAGAGTGGAAAGAAGAATGAAAAAAGAGTATAACCAAGAATATTTATTGACTAAACCATCATCAATGTTTAAAGGTTTTTAGCATATGACAATATCATCTACTACAGTAAAAAACTCATACTCTGGAAATGGTACACTCGATACCTTCAACTATACTTTCAAGATATTTGCAGACGCAGATATTCAAGTAATTATTAGGGATGCAACAGCAACTGAAACAGTTAAAACTTTAACTACTCACTACACAGTTACAGGTGCAGGAAATGCTAATGGTGGAACTATTGTGTTTACATCTGGTAATATTCCAACTAATACAGAAACTGTAGTTATAAGAAGAGCATCACCACAAACACAAGCAATAGATTATATTGCTAACGATCCATTCCCTGCTGAAAGTCATGAAGAAGGATTGGATAGATCTATGATGGCTATTCAACAGCTACAAGAAGAAATAGATAGATCAATTAAATTATCAAGAACAAACACAATGACATCTACAGAATTTGCTGTTGGTGCAACTGATAGAGCTGGAAAGATTTTTGGTTTTGATTCTAATGGTGAACTTGTTGTATCGCAAGAACTAGGTACATTTAAAGGTAACTGGTCTGCATCAACTACTTATTCTGCTAGAGATATAGTTAAAGACACATCAACAAATAATATTTTTTTAGCTAACACAGGTCATACATCTTCTGGTTCACAACCATTAACAACTAACACAGATAGTGCTAAATGGGATTTATTAGTAGACGCAGCTAGTGCTACAACAAGTGCTACTAATGCAGCTAACTCAGCTACTGCTGCTGCTACAAGTGAGACTAATGCAGCAACAAGTGCAACAACTGCTACCACAAAAGCAAGTGAAGCAGCTACTTCGGCAACTAATGCTGCAAATAGTTTTGATAGTTTTGATGACAGATTCTTAGGAACTAAATCAAGCGATCCAAGTGTAGACAATGATGGCAATGCTCTTGTTGAAGGTGCAATGTACTACAATTCAACAGACAACGATATTAGATTTTACAATGGTTCATCTTGGGATGCTCCTGCTACACAGGCTGCAACGAGTGCAACTGCTTCTGCAAGTTCTGCTACATCATCTGCAACTTCAGCTACTAACTCTGCAAACTCTGCTACGGCATCTGCTACATCAGCGACTAACGCAAGTAATTCTGCAAGTGCTGCATCAACTTCAGAAACAAATGCTGCGTCAAGTGCAAGTGCTGCTTCAACATCTGCGTCAAACGCATCGACAAGTGAAACGAATGCTGCTACATCTGCTACTACAGCAACTACTCAAGCTACCAATGCTTCTAACTCGGCTACTGCTGCAGCTACATCAGCTACTGCTGCAGAAACTGCATACGATAATTTTGATGATCGTTATCTTGGTCCAAAATCTAGCGATCCTACAGTAGACAATGACAGTAATACTTTATTGGTAGGTGCATTATATTTTAACACTACAAGTAATGTTCTAAAATACTGGACAGGTTCTGCATGGAATAATGTAGAAGCAGTAGACACAAGTAATTTTGCAACTAATGGATTTAGTATTGCAATGGCAATCGCTTTATAATAAGGAGTATATATGGCACAGAACTTTAGAAGATACACAAGCAACGATGTAGGAACATCTGCAGCAACATTATTTACTGCTGACAGTTATGATACAGTAGTTGGTATATCAGTTTCAAATGTAACTGGTTCATCAGTTATAGCATCAGTTTATATCAATGATGGTTCAAACGATATTTATTTAATTAAAGATGCACCTATTCCTGCAGGTTCATCATTACAAGTTTTAGATGGTGGAGCAAAGTTTGTAGTTCAATCTGGTGATGCTTTAAAAGTAGTATCAGACACAGCTTCATCTTTAGACGTTTGGGTATCAACAGTAGATGCAATAAGTACA